AGCAAGGTCAACGCCGGCCTGCGGTTACCGCCAGGCACGGCTGGATCTTTGCATCTGCACAAGCTCGGCACGGCACAGAGTCACCGAATGCTGGCCGAGCAGCTGACGAGCGAGCGGCCTGACCGCGTGGAAGCCAACGGAAGAACCGTTGATGAGTGGTCGGTGCTGCCGGGACGAGACAATCACTTTCTGGACTGCATTACTGGCTGTGCGGTCCTCGCGCATGCCGCTGGAGCGAGGTTTGCAAATCGTCGTCCTGTGGTCAAGCGGCCGGCGCAGCAGAAGGAAGAAACGAAATGCCTAGAGAGACCAAAGCGGGCCGTTCCGCAGGCTCAAAAGCGAGAGGTTGTGTTTTGAGGTGATGCATGGAAGGCAAACGTCGGGGTCGCCCCAAGGGCGCGAAGACATTGGATGTGGAAGTGGTGGAAGTCGAGCAAACGACCTGTCCCAAATGCGGCTCAACGCAGCGGAGTCCGTTCATTGGAACCCCACGGCATGTTGAAACGTCAGGAGATCATGACGGGCTGACCTATTCATCAGTCACGTTCCGAAGGTGCAAATGTCTCAAGTGCGGTCAGGTGAGGTCGGAGAAGACTTTCAACTACCTCTAATTTGAAGACCAAATTTCCAAGCTGTTTTTAGTTGTAATCAATTTCTTCACCGCAACTATGTTGGCATGAGCAATACCACGCAAATCGAACAGCTGAAGACCGACATTGCCGCTCTTGAGGCGATTGTCAATTCAGGAGTGACTCAAGTCGTCGAAGACGGACGGGTCACTTCGTTCGATTTGAAGCATTGCAAGGGCCAGTTGCGGGAACTCCGAGCGAAGCTGGCTAACCTCCAAAACAAGCGGGTTCCACGTCCGATGTTCGGGTCGATTGACATTAGCGGGGTCGAATGAATCTGTTCAGCCGCGTCAAAAACCTGATGGGATTCAATTCTCCACTTGGTGGTTACGATGCCGCCAAGCAGACAAACCGTCGGCGTTTTCCTGCAACAAACCTTGACACCGAAGACAAGGTGCTCAAGGGCAGCGACCGCAAGGTCGTTGTGGCATCAGCGCGCGATGTTCGGCGTAACTTCGCCGCTGCTCGCTGGATGATCGATAAACACCTCGACTTCGTGGTAAGTCACAACTTCCGCTCTCGCAGCGGTGACCGTAACTTCGACCGCGAGCTTGAGCGATTTATTGACAAGTTGATGTCGGCTGAATACTTCGACGTAACAGGCCGGCATCCGCACCGTCGATTCATGCGAATGCTGGAAGCCTCGCGAGTCGTGGATGGCGACATCCTCGCGGTGAAGGTGGCTGGTGAGGATGGTGGTTATCTGCAAGCGATTGAAGGTGACCGCATTCGAGACCCAGGCTTGGATTTCAAAGAGGCCGAGCGGTGGGTGCAAGGACTGCGGATTGGGCCGTTTGGCAAGATTTCGCAGTATGCAATTCATCGACGCACTGGTGCAAGCAGTTTTGAGTTGGAACGAGTTATCAACGCGAGCCGAGCATTTTTCTTCGGTTACTTTGATCGTTTTGACCAATACCGTGGTGTGCCACTGATTACCTCTGCGATCAACACGCTGATGGGCCTGTATGAGGGATTCGACTACGCATTGGCTAAGAGCAAGATCTCACAGCTATTCGCTCTGTCGATCATGCGCGAGGCCGAGACGGACTGGGGCGGCGGGATTGGTGATAGCGACGACGAGAACAAAAGCGGCACGACCACCAAAGACTACAAGATCGACTTCAGCAAAGGTCCGATTTTCCTCGATTTGAACCCCGGTGAAAAAGCCGAGTTCCTTGAGGGTAATTCGCCAGGAGCGGAAACAAAAGACTTTTGGCAGCAGTTGATTGCGGTATCGATGAAGTCCCTTGGCATTCCGTACAGCTTTTGGGACGAAGCGCATACCAACTTTTTTGGAGCGAAATCTGCCCTGATTTTGTATCAGAAGAACGTCAAGGAAAAGCAAAAAGACATTCGCGATTTCAACGATGCCTGGTTGAAGTGGCGTTTGTCGCTCGCAATTCAAAACGGCGAGTTTGCGGTTCCGGTTGGCTACGACCCCGAGCAGATGCTTTGGGGCTGGGCTCCTGACGGCATCCCGTGGTGGAACCCGGGTGATGAGGTCAAAGCGAACGTCGCGGCGATTGAAGCTGGCTTGAAGAGTCGGTCTCAAACGAGGCTGGAGACGGACGGAGACGACTGGCGAGACGTGATCGACGACCTTGCTGAAGAGCAGGCGTACATGCAGGAAAAAGGTGTCAGGATCATCAGTGCAAACGAAGTGAAGATGGCACAAGTGGAAACGCAGAATCAACAGCAGGAGCAAGCCGGTGGGCAAGACCAACAGTCTCAGTAAAGCACCGACCTACTACCGCAGCGGAATCGCTAAAGGTGTCGAGGGGCCAAAGGTCTCGTTTGACAGCGGCCGCTTTGGTGCCGGCGTAGTTCCAGGGATTGCAGTGATCACCCGTGGTGAGGCACTTGGACACGATGCTTGGGTTGACTCGGATTTTATTGCTGAAGTCAACGACTACATGAAGCAGAGCAGTCAAGGCGTAAAGTCGCGGTACACACACCCCGACATCAGCGGTGACGGACTTGCCAAAGGTCTCGGCCGCGTTACTTGGAGCGAAAGCGGCAACCCCGACATCGTGCGTGGCGATTTGCACTTGTGGAAGAGTTCGCGGTCCACGCCGGAAGGCGATCTTGGACTGCATGTCCTAGAACGGGCGACGGAAGACCCCGCCAGCTTTGGTGCGTCCATCAGCTTTACCCGTGACGTGAAAGCTGAAGTTGAATTCCTGCTCGCTCATGGCGGTAAGAAAGACAAATACGGAAACATTGACCTGACGAACTTCCGGTCACCCGACCCAATGAACGTCAACAACTACCCTCACGTTCGCCTCGAAAAGCTGAGAGCAGTTGACATTGTCGATGACCCAGCGGCCAACCCTGATGGGTTGTTTGCTCGGGACGAGGTTTTTCAGGAGGCAGAAGCACTCCTTTCTTATATCACTGGTGAGACGACCAGCAAAAAACCCGAGCTTGTTATGCTCGGTGTCGATGCAGACCGCGTCGGTGGATTTTTGAAGAGGTTTCTTTCAACGAGAGGATTATCAATCGTGAAAGCATCTGAACTTGGCCGGCTCGCTGAAGGAAACTCTGAAGAGTCCGCGCCTGAGAATGTGGAGAAGATTGAATCTTTGTCGGTAGAGCCGGCAGAACAGTCGGCTCCTGTTACCGAATTGTCTTCTGACAACACTCGGGAAGAGCTCAAGAAGTTTGTCTGTGAGTTTGGTGAGCAAGGTGCATTTTGGTTCATCGAAGGAATTTCCTTCGCAGAAGCACAGAGTCGCAAGCTTGGACAGCTGAAGAGCGAAAACGAGAAGTTGCGAAAAGAGCTCGAACTGTCGAAACAGTCCGAGACTGTACCTTTGTCCCAGGGAGGAGGTGATCAAGCGTCTCCCTCGAAGGCTCGAGGTGGTTTTGTCACCAACATTCGGGTGAAAGACTGATTGAGTTGGTGATTTTCTTTGTGTTGAGACGTTTCCACATTTGAAAGGATTTTAAACAATGTCCGATGATCTCTATGTCTTAGCGGACTTCGTGGGCGATGCCCTCGACTTGTCCCCCGCTCAGGTTACCGACCTGAGCATTTCTGCTCCCTTTTTGACCGCTCTTCCGATGGTCACCAGTTCCAACGGAACGAACCACAAGTACATGAAGGAGACTCAAGCTCCTGTCGTTGGCTTCCGCGCGGTCAACGCCGGTCGTGATTTCGATCACTCGATTGACGCTGTTGTCAGCATCGATCTGAAGATTCTGGATTTCTCCTGGGCAGTTGACTACGCCCTCGCAAAAGCTTGGCGTAAGGGTGGTGCTCCCGCCTTGATCGCGCGTGAAGGCTTGCGTCACTTGAGGTCTGCTCTGTTTCAATTTGAAAAGCAGATTTTCTACGGCACTGGTGTTGCTGACGCTGGCGGTTTCGCTGGTTTGCTCGACAACGCACAGTTCGATGCGCTGGCTGACGGTATGGTTGTCAACGCCGGCGGCTCGACTGCCTCGACCGGAAGCTCGGTTTGGTTGGTTACTGCCGGCCAAGACGCTTGCTGCTCAGTGATGCGAGAAGGCAATCCAATCGAGCTTGGAGAGACCGTGGTTATCGACATGCTCGATGGATCGAGCAACCACTACCCCGCCTACTACACTCCAGCTTCGACTTGGTGTGGTCTGCAAATTGGCGGTGCGTTCGACATCTGCCGCATTGCGAACTTGACCGAAGACAGCGGAAAGGGTCTGACCGACGACCTGATCTACACTGCTCTTTCTCGGTTCCCCGGTGGTCGCGCTCCGACGCACATCGTGATGAATCGTCGAAGCTTGGCTCAGTTGCGAAAGTCGCGCACCGCGACCAACCCAACTGGCAACCCGGCACCGATTCCTCGCGAAGTTGAAGGCATTCCGATCTTGGTTACGGAAGCCATCACCTCGACCGAAGCAATCGAAACCTAGTCTGACTAATGGTCACTCCGATTGAAAAAGCGATTCTTGCCTCCAGAGGCCCGCAGAAGCGGGTCTCTGGTCGGCAGGTCGTTCTTCGACGCTTTGTCAGCGGCGTGGCGAAACTAGGTTACGCGATTGCGACGATTGGTGAAACTCGCTCCGATGAGGCGGTCAGCGAAGACATGGTAGTAACGGTTCGATTCCGCGACTATTTCATTGATGCAAAAGATTACGTCATAAACGGCGAGATCACAGAACCTCGGCCAGATGACCAGATAGACGAGACGATTGACGGGACGGTGATTACGTTTCAAGTCCTTCCTGCCGCTGGTGAACCTAATCGTTACAGCGACATGGCGCGGAGAACCTGGCGTATTCACACTAGAGAGGCCAAAGAACTGTAATGGGCAAACGCAAGGCTGTCGGAACCAGAATTGCTGATGCGCTGCTGACCCTGCTTCAAAATGGGTCTGCTCCGTATTGGTCTCAGTCCGGTGAGACGAGTTGGGTACTGCCTGTCACGTTCACGCGGACATGCGTTCCAGAAATGCAGAAAGAAAAGATTCAGACCCCCAAAGGGTTTGTGGTTGTCGGGTCTGTTGAAGGTACAGAGTACGACAGGGCATTTGAGTATTTTGACTTCACCATCGGTGTAGGCATCGCAAAGAGCATCGGAGTTAATTCGTCCGGTCGTGAAAGCGATGTTGACGATTGCGTGTCACTGATGGAACAAATTCAAGATTTTGTTTGTTGGGAAAACCAGCAGACGCTTACTTTGCCGGCAGTTCTTGATGACAACTCAGTTGAAATCTCACCTTCTCATACCGCCAGGCTGATCCTTCCGTTTGAAAATAATCCCATGTACGACCCGCAACTGTTGCGAACAGATGGGGTGTTCCTTTCCGTTACAAATTTCGTCTACCACTTTGAAAAACAGAGGGTTTCATAATGCCTACAACTTATTGCAGCAAAGCTGCTGGTAAGGAAGCAAAGCTGTACCACAATTCTGGCACGGTCGCTTCTCCAACTTGGGTACACATCAAGGAAGCTCGCGATCTGTCACTGAACATGACCGCAGAAGAGTTTGATGTTTCCGACCGAAGTTCAAAATTCAAGCAGTACGATGCCGGCCTGATTGATGTCGAGATCAGCGGAAAGCTTTCGTACCGGACCAACAACACCAACTGCGACACCATCCGAACCCTGTTCCTCAGTGGCTGTGCTGCTGAGTTTGCTCTGATGAGCAACACCATCACTGGTGGTGACGGTGCAGCAGAGGGGATTCGCGGTGGGTTCAAGGTGTTCACGAACAGTCATGAGTTTCCGCTGTCTGACGGTATGACCGTGGATATCACGCTGAAACCGGCCTATTTCGAGAACGGATCCAGCGTGCAGGTCGAGCTTTCCTGGTACGACGTTGCAGGAACCTAGTATTTGACGAAAACGTCTTTCGTCTCGGCGTAGGCGGCACGGGGGATTTCGGTCCCCCTGCCGTTTTTTCAAATCAAAGGTGATAAATGGCGGATGAGATCAAAGTTACGGTTGGTGCTCAAGTAGCCAATGGCCTCTTAAGCCATTTGGTTCCAGCCAAGACGACAAAGTTCACGCAGACGACAGCGCGAGCGGGAGCGGTCACCCAAGACATTGGTACGACAGAAGAGACTGTGTCTTTCGGTGACGGTGTGCCTGGTTACATCGTGGCGACAAACCTCGACGCAACAAACTACGTCACCCTGCGATTTGCCAGTGGCGCGAACGCGATTCGGTTGTTGCCCAACGGTGGGCAAGCGGTGTTCTATTTGGCACCTAGCACGACGCTGTACGCGATTGCGAACACAGCTGGGTGCAAGGTCAAGTTTGATTGGTTCAACAGTTAGGAGACGAGACATGAGCCCAGAGGCAAAAGAGTTGCTTGGTCAAAAGATTGAGCAGCTTAAAAAGTTCCGAGACTCGGACGAAATTGCGATCAACGCAAGGGATCTTCGCGCGTTTAATTTTGAGGTGGACTCAACAATTCCAGACAGCAATCCCATGTTTTTGACAGTAAGCGATCTTCGTGCTGTCGCCGCTGCTGAGTCGATTGAGCCAGTTGAAGAAGATTGTGGTTGCCCAAAAACGGAGTAGAGACGATGACTGAGACGAACGAGACGGAACAATTAAAGACGTGGTTCAAGGATGAGCAGGGTCGCCAGTGGAACCTCAAATTAACCATTGGCAAGGCGATGCAACTTCGCGACGAGATGAATCTCGACGTTAATCAGTTGATCGACCCCAACAGCGGCCTGCTGCATGAGCTCATGGTTGACTCATGGAAACTGCTGGACATCTTGCTGCTCATCACTCGCGATGAGAGAAAGCAAATAAGCGTATCCGACGAAGACTTCGCTAACGCTTTGGGTGGTGAGACACTTGACGAGGCGACAGAGGCGTTTTTGTACGGAGTGACCTCTTCGTTAAAAAAGTTACAACGACGAGCGTTCGCCGCAATGACTCGTCAGTTATCGACAGCGACGGAGATGGCGGCGCAAAGAGTGGTGTCTCAGATTCAGAAGAACGAGGAGAAGATCGGGGAGAGGCTGGATTCGGCTATTGGGAGCTTGTCTTCCGATCCGCCGGTATCTTAAGGCTGGACCCAAGACCGTTTACCTTCGGTGAACTCCAAGGAATGCTAGAGGCTTATGAGTATTCGACTTGGGACCACACAGCGAGTTTAGTCGCGTGCGTGGTGGGCTTGGTAAAGCAAGGAGTAAAGGTCAGCGATTTTCACCCCTATCGAAGAACGGAGGCCAGAGGAGAAAACTTTGCGACGGAGAGCACCTTCCAAGCTCTGAAGTCGCAGTTGCCTCGCTGGAAAGACCCAAATGGCTAATCTGTTCAAATTCGGCGGTCAGGGACGAAACTCAATCGTCTATTTGAAATTCTCGGGCTACACGAATTTCCGTGTTGTCAAAGAACGTGCGTTTCAGGCGAAAACCAAAAACTTACGTCGCGCTGGTGCAATTGTCCGAGGCATCATGCGTCGGCTGATTCGTCCGCGAAAGAACCCTCGCCTTGCCTCGCCGCCTGGAACGCCCCCATTCGCTCACTTTTTGCCTGGCATCAAAAACACGATTGAGTTTGACGCTAATGCAAATCGAGTGATCATCGGACCTCAAATAAACCGGAGTAAGCCAAACATTTCTCCGGTTCCAGGCGCGCTGGAGCACGGTGGTACGACACTGGTTCGCACGTTTCGACGGCGCAACCCGAAAAGACGAAGGCAGCGTAACACCAAAGGTCAGTTTCGCCGTCACGCAAGTCGAAACGGCAAGCCAATCCCACAATGGTGGTTAAACAAAAATCCGCTGCCCCAGGCCACAAGAGTTCGAGCGAAAATCCGGCCACGACCTTTCGCGGAGCCTGCTTTGAAAATTTTCGCCAACTCGGCACAGTACGCTGCTATTTGGAGGGACTGCATTAGATGAGTACCGGCGGATTAGGAATGAGAATTCGCGCTGGTGGTGCATTCGTCACCCTCGGCGTAAACGATAGGTTGTCTGCCGGTCTTTCAATGGCAGAACGACGACTTCAAGCTTTCGGTCAACGGGTTGCCGCGATGGGGACCAAGTTGACGACCGCTTCTCTAGCAATGCTCGGCCCAGTAGCGGCAAGCCAAAAGACATTCGCAAGCTTTGAACTTTCGATGGCGAAGGTCAGGGCGATCATCACGCCAACGACCGCTGAATTCACCGCTATGTGGCGACAGGCAAAAATGCTTGGTGAGACCACGCAGTTCACAGCCACAGATGCCGCAAGAGCAATGGCGGTTTTTGCCCAGGCCAATTTCAAAACCAATCAGATCATGGCGGCGATGCCTGCCACTCTCGATTTAGCCGCCGCCGGCGAGATGGACGTTGCAGAAGCAGCTGACATCGCCGCTCAAATCATGAACTCAATGGGCATTGAGGCAGATGATGTGGGCAAAGCGATTGATGTGTTAACGAAGGCAACACAGACTGCCAACACCGACTTGAGACAATTAGGCCACGCGTTTACCTACGCTGGTGCGATTGCGTCATCTGCGGGCGTTAACTTTGAGGAGGCTACGGTCTTTCTCCAGATGATGTCCAACGCGGGTATCAAAGCCGACATGGCCGGTACAACTCTGCGGGGTGCTTTGCTCGCACTTACGTCACCAAGCCAAATGGCGAAAGAGAGATTGAACGAACTCGGCATTGACGTAGACACGGTGAAAGGTGATTTCGCCAGCCTGTCCGAAGTCATTCGCCAGTTTGAAAGTCGGATGAAGTCGATGGGTACTGCCGACAGAATGAAATTCCTCGGTGACATTTTCGACAACCGGCAAGCTTCCGGTTTTGCCAAGGCTGTGGCAAACGGTGCTGAGATGTTTGTCAAAATGGAGAAAACGCTTTACGACTCTACCGGATCGGCCAGGAAGTTTGCCCAGACGCTGATGGGTACAGTGTCTGGTAGCTGGCTGTATTTGACTTCTGCTATTGAAGGCTTGCAGATCTCGCTTGGATCGATGAACGCCAGCTTGACCCAAGGACTGCTCGGGGTGTTAACCGAGTTGGTCGGGCGGATTATGAACTGGGTGGAAGCGAACCGCTCAACCGTTCAGTCGATCATCATCATTGCGGGTGCGGTCGGCACAGCTGGCGTAAGTTTGCTTGCGTTATCGATTGCGATTCAAGCAATTGTGGTGGCACTGTCACCTCTATCGATGCTCATCGGTCTTGTGACAGGTGCCTTTGGTATTTTGTCTGGAGCGGTCTCTTTCTTGATGACACCGCTTGGCATGCTGACAGCAGCGTTCGCAATTGTCATGCTGTCGTTCAACGACATCCACGTTGAGCTAAATAACCTCTCTGCGTTAACAAGCCAGTGGGGCAACTACATGATCTCCGTCTTTCGCTACACCAGCGAAGGGATTGCCGACGCTATTTCCGCCGGCGACATGGGGCTTGCGTGGGGGATTACTTTGGCTGGCATGAAACTAGCCCTGATCAACACGATGGATTCAATCTCGCAAATCTTCTCTATGTCTACCGGTGAGATGATTGCTGCACTGCAAAGACTTTACAAGTTTTTTGGCACGATTGTTATGTATTACCGCGAGTTCAACAACGCCGGTAGCAACATCATGGCCGCTCTTATCGCAAGACCTGGTGTTGATATACGTCCTGAAGTTTTAGACGGACCACGCGCTCAGTTAGACGCGGCATGGGCATCTCTCGATGCGGTCGATCCGTCAGGAACACAACAGGCAATCGACAACGCAATGGTCGATACTGCTGCCAAATCTCTGGCGGAACTTGTTGCCTTGCGGGAGGAAGCAAGACTCCAGCGAGAGATTGCCGATGAAACAAGGCAAAAGATGCCAGAACTCGGTGCGGCAAGAACACCTCCTGAAGCGAGAATGCCGGATACCCCCGGCATGTCGAAGCCGGCGGATGAAGCGGTCAAGTCGATGGAGAGAGCGATTGCGTTTGCGTCAATCGGTTCGTTCGGTGGACGACTTCTTGACCGAATGGGGCCGGGACCGCAAGTCATGGACAAGATTCAAGATAACACTAAGAAAATGGTACAGGAACAGCAGGAAACCAACGATCATCTTGCAAACATGGATGGTCCTGTTTTTGGGCCATAGGAGTAAATATGCCAAGCACGTTTTGCGTATCACAGAAAATCACGGAGTGCGCCGATTCTCCAAAAATCACTTTCAACGGCACCAACTCAACTGTCACCAAGAGGTATGAGATCAACGCCTCGTCTGCTGACGCGGCTCTCGAGCTACTGATCAATCAGATAGCCTTTCCGATTGTTGCGGGGGTTTTACTATCAGCCCTGCCTACAGTTCGAGTGGAACCTCGCTGGAATCCAGCCGCAGGCAGCGGTGGCGTGGGATGCTACAGCGGCAGTATTGAATACCGGCATCCTGGCAAAGACGAACAGCAGGAAGAGGACAGACAACCTGGGGAGCCTGGCTATGGTAGAGAGATTGTCTCTGCCTCATTCTCCGGTGAGCAGGAACATATCACACACGCCATTAGCCAGACTCACTACGGAGCTTTGTCTCGAGACACCAATCGCGGCATCAATGTGCAAAGCAACGGTGAAGTTGATGGTGTAGACATCAACAAGCGAATTGGGTCTTTCACGGTATCGACCGTCATGGACAAAAATATTTGCGATAACGACTGGTTCAGAGACCGGATGTCGCAAATCTGGACAACGAACGACGACACGTTTCGCAGTTGGCCGAAAGGATGCGTGGCCTTAGCCGGTATGGAGGCAAGGCAAAGGTCTGACGGCCACTGGGAAATTGAGTATTCATTCCAAGTTTCCCCTCCACGCGAGGCTGTCGCGGATATCGCCGGTGTCCCCCTTACGATTGGTGGAGTGCCGCAAACCATCGACATCGATGGCTGGGATTACGTCTGGGTCATGTACCAACCAACCGACGCAGTGGTGAACCAAGCCGGCGACGAAGTCATTACACCAAAACCGATTGGAGTGCATGTCGCGCAAGTTTACTACCAATCAGACTTCAGTGACTTGGGGATTCTTGTCTAATGGCCGTACCTAAGAAAAAAAGCGCGGGGATGCCTTTCTCTTTCTCTGCCGGTTTCTACAACAAACTTGTAGATGCGGTTAAGTGGATTGAGAAAAACAAGAGCAAGCAGGGTTCAATGCAGATGAACCCTGACCCTGGTCAGACAAGTCTGCTTGTCGCGAACGCCAGCGGCTCTGACTTACCAATTGGTAGTGTGCTTCAGATCAACGACCGGATCGGTGAGGAAGACACGTTTATCTTTCTCAAGGCAGTGCGCGGAGTACAACCCGCGCTCGCCTCGAGGTACTGCGTCATTACTGCGGAACCGATTCCAGCTTCCTCCGTTGGCAAGTGCGCGGTCGCCGGCGTTTGCGTGGCAAGAGTCAACGTGACAGACATCACCCACACTGGAGCGAACCCTGTAATCGGCTCTTACGTTCTGTCTTCAACTTCGGACCAAGGGCAGTTTCGGATCATTGAGCCAATCGCCAACATTGGTGTGCAATATCTGCTGGTGGCTTTTTACGCGAAATCGGAAAGGCAAAACCAACTCATGATTAAAGCCCCATCAACCGGAATCCCCGGCCGATACCAGAACAAACTTGGTAAGGCAACGTGTCAAGTTGTAGAGCAGAACCAAGACCAGGCCGCTGGAACCGCAGATGACGACTACATCTACCTTCCGACTTTTCCAGAAGAGGTCACCGTCTACAACTGGACAAAGTCTACAGTTTGCACAGAGGGAGATCGTTACGGGATTGCAGTCTGGGTCAACGACAATTGGTACATCGTTGCAGAAGACTGCGCAGACGATGGTGGCGTGGTAAGCCCACTGTCCGTCAGCGGAAGCTTTGGCGAGTTTGCTAACCCGCTGAATCTAAGCGTTAACGCCATGACAGTCGCCAGCAGTGGCGTGTTTGATAAGTCAACCAACACAGGAATCGCATAATGCCTGCACTCAATCGTTTTGAATCTTTCACTACCCATCTGAACGAAAAGGTCCACAACCTCACTTCAGACACCCTTAAGTTCATTTTGACCAATGACGCTCCCAGTGCAGCGTGGGCGACAAAAAGCAGCGTCACTGGGGAGTTATCGACAGCCAACGGATATACCAACGGTGGTTTGTCGATGAGTGGAAGATCTGCTTCCTCTTCCGGTGGCGTTTATACGCTGACTTGCACAGATCCGGCATGGACAGCCAGCGGGGGGAGCTTCGGTCCATTCAGATACTGCATCCTTTACAACGACACCCCGACTTCACCAGCGGATCCTTTGATCGGCTGGATGGATTTCGGCTACGGAATCACCGTCACGTCAGGCAACACGTTTACGATTGATCTGCCTTCCACAGGCTTTTACTTCTCGAGCTAACAATGCCAGCTGGTTTTCTAAAATGCTGCTGCAAGGCGTGTGACTGTGAAAAAAGTTGGCCGGGAGATAACGGGCGGCTGAGTTGCGTATGGAACATCAACTCTCCGATTCCCGGCACCCCGTCTCAGAAATACCAGTACATCCACAGATCAAGCTCGGCGTGGGAGTATGCAGCGTATCAATACCTTGTGGACTCAAACGTACCTTACTGGTATTCGCAAGATCCAGGCAACGCAGGCCCGGGGAAGTTGAAGTTTTACGTCAAGGATTTTTTGATCAAAAAGCGAATTCGCTTTCAGCATCCTGACCTACCGGCTTGGTTGCACAACATTGCCTGTGTCCCAAAGTACGAAGATTTTCAAGATCGAGTCCAGCCCTACCTTGGTGAGACTGCGGGTGTGCTTTCTGCTTGGGACAGTCGCTTCCTCTATCGTTACAGCCTCGACGCGAACGATCCGCTGCACAGGTACGCGATCAAGGGCGACA